CCTCCCTTTTGCGTCATAATACACATCCGGCAGGATCTTTATCCCGTCTACCTTAAAAGCACCGATTTCCACGATACCCCCGTCCACATCGTCCCTGACGATGTAAAGGTTATCCCCTGCTTTCCCCCGGGCTCTCGGATTTTTCCCCCTGACGATAACATTTCCATTTCTGTACGCCTCCCCGCTCTCCACCATTACGGCTGCTGCCAGTTCGGCTTTCGGATGCTTGGACATCCACAGCACTCCCAAACGATACAGGTCATCTATTGTAAGTTCTTTTACCAGCATGATCTCCGGCGCCGCAATCCTGCTGCCGCATCCGTCCTCGTCTATATTTCCCCGTAGTTCCACGGCAAAATATCTGTCTCCTTCGTTTGAGTACCATCTCAATACTTCCAGTGGATTGTCTGTCGCATGGAAACCGGTATCAGCACATCTCGCCTCCTGCTCTCTGTACCATTTCCCCGGCTCGTAATAAAACACGCCCTTTCCCATCGTACAGTTCAGATCCTTATGAAATCCTTTATATGCACGCATTTCACACCTGCTTTCCCAGATAGTAGTCCTGTATGATCTTTTTTAAATCATCCCGGCCACACATACCTATAAAGGCGGCACTCTCCGGGAGCCTTGCTGCCTGTATGATCCGCTTGTCTACCTTTATCCGATTCTCGGATGACAGCTTCAGCCCGGCGGCCAGCACGTCCAGTAACTTCTTCTCCGGGTTAAATACTGCATTGGCCAGTGTATCTCTGTCTTCATCAGCATGGTCCACCGGATAGTCTGTCAGCATCTGCACGATAAAGTCCTTCCAATCCTTCATCTGACTTTCAAGGTGCAGGTCCTGCTCTTCCATGTTCAGCTTGCCGATTGCCGCCATCGTGGCATTGCAGAGAAAATCTTCCGGATCGTCGCTGTCCATATAGTCCTCTGCATCCTCTTTCTCCAGTCCGTTCTCTGTGGCCAGTCCGATCAGCGCTTCCAGGTCTCCCTCTGCCTTCTGGGCGGCTGCTGCCCTGTTCAACTCCTCTACGGTATTAAATATTCCAAATTTCTTCTCCATCTGATCTCCTTTCCCCGGTTGCACCGGTGCAACTTCCGAATTTTTCTCGGTAGTTCAGTCGGTTTCACCTTGTGACCGACTGTTTTTCTGTCATATTGTTATATTCTCACCATCTCGGTGGATTCACCGGAATGGTCTCTAACATGAGTACTCTGCTCATACCGTCAGTTTTTTGGCACTTCTGTAAAAATGTCTTTTAATGCCCGTTTCAGCGGCAGATTAAACCGCATCCACTCAGCATATTCGTGTTTTTCGCTTTCCGCCAGCAGGATATGCCCTCCGTCCTCAACCTCCTGCAGGAGCATTTCCCACAATACGGCATTCTTCACCGGATTGCCCTTTGCGCTCTTCCAGCCATCGTGCTGCCACTTCTCCGGCCAGTGCTGCGTGATGGCCGCTGCCACGTTGCTGCACTCTGTATGGATCACTACGGTGCAGGCATAATGGAGTCGCTGCAGGGCATCACGGATGGCACGCAGGACTGACTCGCTCTCCGTGGTATCGTCATACTCTGCGATCTGCGGAGCAGCTTCATAGTCACTGCCATTCTTACGCGTGGTCCTCATGATGTACATTACCCGGCCGGAGCCCTTTGCAGATCCCCGGAGAGTCGTGCCTATAAAGATATCCACTACTTTCAATTCATTTTCCAATTTATCAACACCTCCTTACCCTGTTCGGCGGTTTCTTCCGCTCCTGTGTTTTTAACCTGATCAGTGTGTAACTCCGGTACAAAAATCCCGTGACCGGATTGATGCCCTCATGCATCCTGGCTATGTAATATCCCTTGGGTGGTTTGACTTCCGGCTTCCAGCGGACGAGCTTGTCCGTCTTAGGCTCTGGAAGCGGCATATTGCGACTGGTATTATAGGAAGACTCTGCAATCCTTGGTTTACCTGGTGTACCGTCCGCCCGTTGCTCTGCAGTGTGCTCGTCCTTGGTCAGATACCCTGCCAGCTGCTCCATGTCATCTCCGGTAAACTTGCTGTTGCGGATCTCTGCCACGTAGGTGCCGCCCTTTGTCCATGCCTTGGTCACGATAGCAGCCGCATTACCCTCCGGTGTCTGCTTGATCACAAGGTGGATATGCCAGGCTCCCTTGGTTCCCTTTTCTATGTTCCTGATCCAGTAGAGTGGGACACCCCTTGCCCGGTAGATCTTCCGGATCTTGATGATTGCCGCCCGGAAGTCCTTCAGTGCTCCTGCCATATCTGGTGGACGGTTCCCGACCTCATAGGTCCATGTAATAAACAGATCTCCCTGATCAAAGTACTGGATCAGTCTCCATCTACATCTTCTGACCTTGTTCCTCTGATTTATCAGCCGCACCTGTTCCTTGGTCGGCTTCTCCTTCTTCTGTCTGCTCTTCCCTGGGGATCCATAATTGCCATCATGGTACTCTCCCACGTCCAGGACATCCCCATGTCTTAACCTCATTTTCTTTCGCTTTACCATTGCCTCTGTATCCTAACTTTAATATCTTTATCAAGTGCGCAGGGGCTTTCAAAAAGCCCCATTTTGCTTGACTTTTCCGGCTTACAGAGGTATACTTATCTTGTCTATATAAGTAGCTCTGTGAGCTGGCCGGCATCGCCAAATGCCGGCTTTTTTATTGTGCGAAATATGCCGGGTTCTGATTGGCTGGCATGTAATAACCATCTTCCGCAGGTCTGGCTCCGAAGTAGCCTGCCTCGCCCGGGATCCGGTAGACCATGCACTCAAAACCCAGGTTGTTCTTGATCAGGCATTCCCTCATAACCTTTGCTATGGAGCGGTCATCAAAGGCACCCTGCTCCTTCTCGTCTCGTTCCTCGTTGTATCGCCCAAACAGCTTTTCTCTGACTTCCTGCGGTGCTTCCAGAAACACTGCAACGGTGCTTGCCTTGTCATACAGATACTTCGCCTGAAACCAGTCCTTCCGGATCACCGCTTTCGTAAATTCGTCCCCCATCTTCAACAGCTTGTCCATGTAGTACTGTTCTGTTTTCATCCGTTTTCCCTCCCTTCAATTCTTCCAGTTTCCGTTCCAGTTCCCGGATCCTTTTCTGCTTTTTCTGCAATTTTTCCAGCTGATCCTCGCAAAAAAGGCAAAAAATAAAAAGCATAGCCGCCAAGCCCATGACTATGGCGATCTGCTCTCCTACCTCTGTTGTCCTAAAAACATCCCTCAAAATCCACGCTCCGAGGAGTGATATCACAATATCTTTATACATCCGCATCCCCTCCGTATATCTGTTTTCTCAGTTTCTGTATTGCGGCCAGTCTGCTATTACAGAGATCCTCCATAAGTTCCATCGTGCTCAATAAGGATTTCCTCTGTTTATCATTTGTCGTAATAATCTGCAAACCTTCAAAGTTATAATACTTAGCCTCCGGGACTGACTTCTTTACTTCCTCATAGACCTGCGTAGCCAGTTGTAAATTACATGCCTCCCAGTATTCGTGGCCATCTTTGTACCGTAAAACTTCGCTGACAAAATAACTGATGTCTCTCATACTTATCCTTTCCGATCACGCTCTCTGCGTGGTGCCCGGCGCTGATCTACCGGGCCCACCGGAAGGAGGTCGGCATGCCGTCATAGCAGTGACATACCGTCAATGGGTATGTGGTGCTGTCAGATGACACCACGCACAGAACGTGATCTAATGCTTGTCCATGCCCTCTACGTGGTGCCCAGTTGGGGATCCTGGACACACACGCTAATTGTGTAAAAGGGGAGTGTGGTGTTGGGAACGCACCACGTACAGGGCACGGATATTTGCAGTTATGCTGTTTCTTTTTCCTTCTTAGCTGCATACCCCAAAGTCTTAAGACTCTGTTCATTCAGCCGTAAGGCAATCTCTGCCTTTTTCATGGGATCCATATCATCCAGTGACAATACCTGGTCCCCGATGTGGATTAAATTTACAATCCGCATATGTACCTCCTGACTGCTTTTTTACAGCTTATGGTGCCATGGTTGTCTAAGTTGCATTTTCTAGCTGGCTAATTGCCCACCGAATCGCTGCCTTGGTATCCTCATCAAGGTCATCCCGCTCCAGCAGAGCATATAATCTGTCGATTCTCTCCATTCCTGCTGCCTCCTTTACTGATCTACGCACTCACGTTTCGTGAGTTTTAAGGGTAAAAAATTTCACTAATTGGTTTCTGAAACAGTGCCGCAATACGGATTTTAATATTATCTCTCGGAATTCTCTCGCCTCTTTCATACATAGATAGTGCTGATACACTTATATTAAGTTCTTTTGCTGTTTCAGCCTGTGTTCGTTCCCCTCTTAATTCCATCAAGCGCTCGCCAATCGCTTTCGCATCCATTTCTACAATTTCCAATATCTTCATCTCCTTTCGCTCACGTTTCGTGTTGTTATCTGTAATATACACAATTTGTGAGCATATGTCAACACGTTTTGTAAATTTATTTATTGATTTTTTTCACGTTTCGTGTATACTATAATCAGAAGGGACGTGATTATATGCCAGAGTTCAAAGATATGCTTAAATATTTCAGGATGAGAGAAAATTTATCCCAAAGCGAATTAGCTGAAAAGCTTGGAGTTTCAGCATCAACCATAAGTATGTATGAAGTTGGTAAGCGAGAGCCTGACTTTGAAACAGAAGAAGCTATAGCTGATTTTTTTAATACAGATTTAAATACATTACGGGGTAGGGATACTGAAAGTGAGTCTTATTATTTAAATCCCGAAGCCCGTGATATGGCTCAGTTTCTCTTTGAGAATCCGGAATACAAGGTCCTCTTCGATGCTTCACGGAAGGTGAAGCCGGAGGACATCCAGTTTGTAAAAGAGATGATCGATCGGATGAGCAACCAGAACGGATGACTAGGGCTCATACATATTCAGAGGAGGTGGCTGACATGGATATCCATTCGGTACTGGCAACGCTGCCATACAGCATCAAGGCCTATGTGGTGGCAAATCCCGATATGAGCTTTACCATCGTCCTGAACGATGCTCTGTCCTTCGAGCAGAACCGGAAATCTTACCTGCATGAGTATGCACATATCATTAATGGGGACTACGACAGGAAATGCTCCGTTGATATGATTGAAATCGCTGCCCATCAGTTATAATATTTCAAAGGAGGAATTGCTATGACATTCATGCGAAAAATACTTGATGCATTAACTATAGAAAGTCCGAAAGCCATGACCGATTCTGCAGATGTAGACTATCCATCCGAAAATTCATCACCCACTAAAGAACCTATTAAAGACTCCATCATTAATAATACTGGTAAATCTATTTCCTATCCAAAAGTAACAGACGCTTTTTTATGGGAATGTAATAGTGTTGCCGAGTCAAGAAATATCGAAAAAAACGATGATTACTTGAAACAGCAGCGAAATTTTTTTGTTGAAAATTCGGAATATGATAATATTGGTTTAGATGATACTCCCGAAATACTACAAAACAATATTACTTCCCATACCGTATTGGGTGAATTCGATTTAAATATTGAAAAAATATTAGAAAACTGGGAAGTATACCATGCAATACGTGAAATAATATCTAATGCCTTGGATGAACAAGTACTAACAGGTACCCAGGAAATAGCTATTTACCAAGCAAGCGATAATTGGTGGCATGTCAGAGATTATGGCAGAGGCTTAAATTATCATCATCTTACTCAAAACGAAAATGAGGAAAAGCTATCAAATGATAAGCTGATCGGTCGTTTTGGTGTCGGATTAAAGGATGCTTTGGCTACCCTGTATCGGCACAACGTCAAAGTTAAAATACGTTCTAAATATGGAATCATTACACTAAAAAACGCAGCTAAAACAGGTTTTGAAGATATTGTAACGCTTCATGCAGAAATTTTTCCACCTGATGATAGTTCTTTAGTTGGAACCGATTTCTGTTTCTACGGTTGTGATGGCAGTGATGTAGAAAAGGCTAAATCTCTTTTCCTTAAATTTACAGAAAACACTGTTTTGGAAGAAACGAAATATGGTCAAGTACTCACAAATAACGATACTGAAAAAAACATATATATCAATGGTGTTAAAGTTGCAGGTGAGCCTAATTTTCTTTTTTCATATAACATTACCTCTCTTACTTTGCAAATAAAAAAAGCTCTCAACCGAGAACGAACAAATGTAGGAAGAAGTGCATATACAGCAAGAATAAAAGATATATTAAAAGAATGCTCCTCCCAAACTGTCATAAACAAATTAATATATGATTTACAAGAATTCTCTTCCGGAAATCGACACGATGAATTAACTTGGAACGATATTGCTTTGCACGCTTCTGTTCAATTGAATGCAATAAATACATCAACAACTTTCGTTACAACAAGTGATTTACAACAGACCCCATCTCTTATAGATGATATGGAACGGAACGGCTTTTCTCCTATCGTTATACCGGATAATCTACTTTCAAAAATAGCAGATTATAATGCTATAAATAAAAGACCATTAATTACAGCTGAGCAATATGTGCTTAATGAGAAAGCTCATATGAACCCTACAATTATTGATCCAACTAGTTTATCTTTTTCAGAACAAGAAGTTTATTATAAAACAGAACTTCTTCTTGGTTTGATTGGAGGAAAACCCCAAAATGTAAACGAGATACATATAATAGATAGTTTTTCCAATTCAGAATGTTTTAATGGCACTCTTGGACTATGGATAAAAGAATCTGGTCGAATATTAATAAAGCGAACTGAATTAAGATCTCTATCCGCTTATGCTGGAACCCTTTTGCATGAATGTGCACATGCAATTAGCGGGGCAGACGATGTATCAAGAGATTTTGAACTTGAACTTTCTTCAATGCTTGGTTCTTTGGCTGCCAAGGTTGTGATAGGTAAATAACGCCATTCCATCTCCACTGCAGGCTGTTATTTCACTTGAACTGTTGCACCGATGCAATTTACAATAAAAAATCAGCCCCAGTGCGCCAACACCAGAGCTGATCCGATCTTACCGGGAAATCCGATAAAAATCACCTTAGACAAGTGCATTTTATCATTTTCCCGGACAGATTGCAATGCAAACATATGTCCGGGCATTTTTATGCCCATTTTTCCGTACATTTACTTAGGAGGAATGTGCAATGGCCAAGAAAGTGATACGTAAATCTGTCGAGTCCACGGACCGGATCCGTACCGGTGCTGCCTATATCCGTGTCAGCACCGATGATCAGCTGGAGTATTCCCCGGAGTCCCAGTTGGAAGAAATCAAACGATACTGCCTGCAGCATAACATTCTGCTGCCATCTGAGTATATCTTCGTGGAAGAGGACGGACGCTCCGGTCGTAAGTCCAGCAACCGGTATGCCTTCCAGAATATGATTGCAACAGCCAAGACAAAGCCGAAGCCCTTCGATGTCATTGTCCTGTGGAAATTCAGTCGGTTTGCCAGGAATCAGGACGAAAGTACTTTCTACAAGTCCATGCTCCGGAAGAAACTGGGAATTGATGTGGTGTCTGTCAGTGAGCCGCTGATCGATGGCATGTATGGCCGCCTCATCGAAATGATCATTGAATGGCAGGATGAGTTCTATTCCGTGAATCTCTCTGGGGAAGTCCGCCGTTCCATGCTCTCCCGTGCCAGGAAGGGTCTCTACAACGGTAAAATGCCACTGGGATATACCAAGGCTCCGAATGAGAATCCAGTCATCGAAGAGCAGGAAGCCGCTATTGTCCGTAAGATCTTCGATATGTACGCCACCGGCAGCGACATCAACTACATCACCAGAGATCTGAATGACCATGGATACAAGACGAAGACCGGTAATCATTTTGACCAGGAAGGTGTGATCTACATACTGGAGAATCCCTTCTACATCGGTAAGGTTCGCTACAACATGCGGGAATCCAGTGCTACCAGTACCCTGCGGGATCCCGAGGAATGGATCATCAGTGACAGCTTCCATGAGCCGATCATTGACATGGATACCTGGAACATAGTCCAGGAGCGCCGGAAACACAGCAAGAAGCTGATGCAACGTTATGAGCATCCGGTCTCTCACACGAAGCACTGGTTGTCCGGTCTTGTAAAATGTCCAGTCTGTGGAAAGTCCCTGTCACATAAAGAAGGTTATCCCCGGAAGTCCACTCACGGCGGATCCTATATCTCCGGCGAGGGCTTCCAGTGTCTGGGATACATGAAAGGGCTTCATACAGGCTCGCAATACATCTCAGCAAAGAAACTTACCTCTGCCGTAATTACGTCGCTCCATGAGGTACTGGAGAGCGTCACGGACGTATCCTTTGAGCTTGTCCGTACCTATGAGCCAACTGTAGAGCTGGACAGGCAGCGTTACCAGCGTGAGCTGGCTTCCCTGGATCGAAAACTGGAACGCATCCGGGAAGCTTACATGAACGAGATCGACACGCTAGAAGATTACAAGCGGAATAAAGAGATGATCGAGAAGCGCCGGGCAGACCTGGAAGTCCTGCTCTCAGAACTGACGACTGCTGCCTCCGGTCCCGAGAACTACAAAGAGCAGTTCTTAAGCCGTGTGCAGTCTGTCCTGGATATTATCGAAAGTGACGCACCGAATGACCTGAAAGCGGAAGCCCTCCGTGGCATTGTGCGTAAGATTGTGTTCTACAAGGATACAAATACCCTTGAATTCCACTATTACCTCATGGTAGAATAA